TGATTTTGCTTTATTAAAAAACAAAAAAAAACAAAAGGCAACAGTATGATGATGTTTGGAAAAACTCCTAGTGATTGGAAAGCATTAGAATTACATTACAGAAGAGAATGGGTTTGTTTTGTTGTTGGATTTATTTTAGGAGCTGTAATATTTTAATGGCAAAAAAATTAAAAATTAAAATGAAATTTACAGATAAACAAAAAGATACTTTGCAAAAACATTCTAAACATCATTCATCAAAACACATGACTATGATGAAAAAAGAAATGCAATCTGGAACATCATTTTTAGCTGCACATAAAAAAGCACAAAAAGTTGTGGGGGCCTAATGGTAGCAAAAAGATTTCAAGATCCATCTGGTGGTTTAAATGATGCTGGTAGAAAAAAGTTTGGTGTTAAAAGACCACAAAGCTCCGGTAAAGATGGCCGAAGAATTTCTTTTGCTGCAAGGTTTTCTAAAGTACCTGGCCCATTAGAAAAAGATGGAAAGCCAACGAGATTAAAACTTGCATTAAAAAAATGGGGATTTGCAAATAAACAAGCAGCAGCTAGTTTTGCAGCAAACAATAAGGCATAATTATGATGTATTTAAAACCAGAAGAAATTTTAAAAAGACACAAGAAAGCATTTGGTGCAAAAGAAAATTGGCGAACAATTTATGAGGAGTGTTATCAATATGCTTTACCTCAAAGAAATTTATATGATGGTTATTATGAAGGTAACATTCCTGGACAAGGCAAAATGTCTAGAGTGTTTGATAGTACAGGAATACATTCTGTTCAAAGATTTGCTAACAGAATTCAATCTGGATTATTTCCTCCTTATAAAAAATGGTGCAGATTAGAACCTGGTAATGATATACCAAATGAAAGAAAAGGTGAAACGCAACAAGCTCTTGATTTATATTTAGATAAATTATTTGCAGTATTAAGACAAAGTAATTTTGATTTAGCTATTGGTGAATTTTTATTAGATCTATCAGTTGGTACAGCTGCAATGTTAATTCAGCCTGGCGATGATTTAAATCCTGTAACATTTACTCCTGTTCCTCAATATTTAATTGCATTAGAAGAAGGGCCTAATGGTACAGTTGATAATGTATATAGAAGATTAAGAGTTACCGGTGATGCTGTTGCTAGACAATTCCCTGGTGCAAATATTTCACCAGAGCTACAAAGAATGATAGATGATAAGCCACAGGAAAAAATAGAATTCTGTGAGGCAGTAGTAGTAGATCCAGAAAGAAAAGATTTTTGTTATCATGTTATCCATGAAAAAACTAAAACAGAATTAGTTTATAAAAGAATGGATCAATCACCATGGATAGTAAGTAGATATATGAAAGTGCCAGGCGAGGTAATGGGAAGAGGCCCCCTAATTACAGCATTACCAGATATTAAAACATTAAATAAAACTTTAGAATTATTATTAAAAAATGCATCATTAGCAATCTCTGGAATTTATACAGCAGCTGATGATGGTGTATTAAATCCAAACAACATTAGAATTACTCCAGGTGCAATTATTCCTGTAGCTAGAAATGGTGGGCCTCAAGGTGCATCATTGGCCCCTCTTCCAAGAGCTGGTGATTTTAATGTATCTCAAATTGTTATTAATGATTTAAGAATGAATATTAAAAAAACATTATTAGATGATACTTTACCTCCAGATAATATGTCAGCTAGATCTGCAACTGAAATTGTAGAAAGAATGAAAGAGTTAGCTCAAAATATGGGAGCTGCATTCGGAAGATTAATTACAGAAACAATGGTTCCAATAATTCGTAGAACATTATTTATAATGGATGAAAAAGGATTGATACAATTACCTCTAAAGATAGATGGATTAGAGGTTAAAGTAGTACCAATATCACCTCTTGCTAAAGCTCAAAATTTAGAAGAGGTAAATGAGGTCATGCAGTTTTTCCAAATTGCTAACTCGTTAGGCCCTGGTGGGGTGGCTGAAATAAAACCGGATGCTATTGCTGCATTCGTTGGTGATAAACTTGGCATACCAGCTAGTTTAAGAAACAGCGAAGAAGAAAAGCAACAGATCCAACAACAAGCTATGGCTATGCAGCAACAGATGATGATGCAGCAGCAACCACCTGGGAATGAGCAACCTCAAGATCAAGCTCCTCCTCAAGAAGAACCAGCTATGGCTTTAGAGGCAGAGGCTAGATCTTAATGGCAGATATTAATACTCCAGGATGGGAAGGATTAAATACTCTTGATGTTGTTCATCGTAAAGATGATCAGTTAGAATTAGATAAGGCTTATGCTAGAACATTCGAAACAGAAGAAGGAAAAAAAGTTTTAGAACATTTAAAATCTAAAACACTTGATCAACCAACTTGGATACCAGGATCTGAAACATCTTTTGGCTTTGCTAGAGAAGGACAAAATTCTGTTATGCGAGATATATTAATGAGAATAGAAAGGGCAAAAAATGAGTAGTGAAGAAATAAAAAATGAAGAAAGTTTAATCGGTGATGCTCCGGCTACAGAACCGGTAGAACCTAATCCAGAGGAAACAACTATTCCTCATAAAGAAGAAGAACAAACTAATACAACTCCTCAACAAGAAACAGATGGAGCTAAATTAGAAAAACCAGATTACATCGAAGATAAATTCTGGGATGAAAAAGAAGGAGTTAAAACAGAAGATTTAAGTAAGTCATATACTGAATTACAAAAACAATTTTCTATGGGAAAACATAAAGCTCCTAAAGAATATGATATGGCAGCATTAGAAGATATAGATGAGGATGATGAATTAGCATCTTATTTTAAAGATTGGGCAAAAGAAAATAAACCAACTCAAGCTGCATTTGATAATCTTGTAAATAAATTTAAAGAATTATCTGTAGCTCAAGCAGAAGAAGATAGTATTAATATTGACGAAGAGAAAAAAATACTAGGGCCTAATGCTGATCAGATTATAAAAGGTATTACTACTTGGGGCCAAGGATTAGTATCTAAAGGTATATGGTCAGATGCTGACTTTGATGAGTTTAAAATCTTTGCAGCTACAGGCAATGGTATTAATGCTTTAAATAAAGTTCGTAAGTATTATGGTGAACAAACTATACCTACAGCTCCTATAGATGTTGAAGGACAACCATCTAAAGAAGAGTTATATAGTTTAGTAAATGATCCTAAATACAAATCAGATCCAGCATTTAGAAGAAAAGTTGAAGAACAGTTTGCTAGAGCTTACCCTGGTACTGCAACATCAACAGGCGAAATCTAATGGGAAAATAATTTTTTTTAAACTATTTACATTTGATATAAAATCGCTTATCTTTGTAAGTGAAGATAACTAAATATTCATTTAGCCTTCTGGCTGGTGGGCAACTACACCATACGATCAGCCGGATATGTATTCCGACAACTGAAAATAATAGTAACAATGTGTAATATATGAAAGGATAAATATGGCACAATCAATAACAAATGCTTTTGTTACTCTATTTGATGCAGAGGTCAAACAGGCTTACCAATCAGAAAGTGTATTGCGACAGGCTGTTAGATTAAGATCTGGAGTACAAGGGCAAACTTACAAGTTTAATAAACTTGGTAAGGGATCTGCAACTGCAAGGATACCTCAAACTGATGTTACACCTTTAAATGTAACTTACAGCCAGGTAACTGCAACTATGTCAGATTACAATGCTGCTGAATACAGCGATATTTTTCATCAAGCAAAAGTTAATTTTGATGAAAGATCAGAGCTTGTTCAAGTAGTATCAAAAGCAATCGGTAGAAGAATAGACCAATTAGTCATAGATGCTCTTAATGGTGCATCTGGTGCATCAACAGTAGCGAAAAATGTTGTTACATCTGGTTCTGCTGCAAACTCAAACTTGAATGTTGGAAAGTTAATAGCTGCTAAAAAAGCTCTTGACACAAAAAATGTTCCATTTGATGATCGTTGCATAGCTGTTCATGCTAACAATTTAGCTGGACTTCTAGGTGATGAGAGAGCAGTAAGTGGCGATTTTGCGTCTATCAAAGCTCTAGTTTCTGGTGAGATCAATACTTTCATGGGTATGAAATTTATTGTTCTTGGCGACAGAGATGAAGGTGGACTACCATTAACATCAAACGACAGAAGTATTTTTGCTTTCCATCGTTCAGCATTAGGTATGGCTGAAAACATGGCACAAAAAACAGAGATTAACTATGTTCCGGAAAAAACATCTTTCCTAGTTAATTCTATGTTTAGTGCTGGTGCAGTATCTATAGATGACGAAGGTATCGTAAAAATAACTTGTGACGAAAGCTAATAGAGGAAGGATATAAAATATGGCTTATGCTCAATTAGGACTACAACCAATAGGTGGTCAATCAAAAGCTGGTAATGCTCCTCAAATGTGGAGTTACAAATCAGCTGACGCAATCGCAACTGTTAATACTTCTGGATACTTTAATACAGCATCCGATAGTTTAAAAGTTGGTGATTTAATTTATGTGTACGATAGTAATACACCTACTGCTAGTTTAGTAGTAGTGTTATCAAATGCATCTGGAGTAGTAGATGTATCTGATGGACAAGCAATTACTGTTGCTGACGCAGATTAATAAATAAATATGAGGAGGCCCTTAATGGGCCTTCTCTGTATTAAAAGGAATTAAATGGCAAGTGGCGATACAAATATAACTATATGCAATCAAGCTCTAAATTTATTAGGAGCTGATACTATAAGTTCATTTAGTGATACATCAAATGATGCTGCTGCTGTATGTAATAACATTTACGAAACTGTTAAAAGACAAACTCTATCAATGTATCCTTGGAGCTTTGCTCTAACAAAATTACAATTAACTAAATCTGGAACATCACCAATAGGTGAATGGGATAATAGATTTGATCTACCTTCAACTGCTGTTGCTGGACAAGCCTTTCAAGTTTATAATACTGATGCATCTTTAGCTCAACCTATTAGAGATTTTGAAATGCAATATACATCTTCTGGCCCAGCAATTTTTACAAATGAAACTACAATTTATATAGATTATATAACAAGTGCTATTACAGAAGGATTAATGCCTTCATACTTTGTACAGTTACTTGTTTATATGATGGCATGGCATTTAGCTGAACCGGTAACAGATCAAATAACAAAGGCAGATTATTGGAAAGTTGTAACTTTAGGTACACCTTCTGAAAACAATAGAGGTGGATATTTTAGATCAGCAGCTAATGCTGATGGTAGAGGTAAGCCTAGTTATGCAATACATGAGTTTCCATTAACAGATGTTAGATAATGAGCAGAGCTGTATCTATACAAACAAACTTTACTACAGGGGAAATAGATCCTTTATTAAAATCTAGAATAGATATTGATCAATATTATAATTCTTTAGAACAAGCTCGTAATGTAGTTATACAACCTCAAGGTGGAATTACTCGTAGGCCAGGATTACAATATGTTTCAACTATACCTTCTGCTGCTGCTCCTCAAAGTGGATGTAGATTAGTTCCTTTTGAATTTTCAACTACACAAAGTTATATGTTGTTATTTGTACATAACAGAATGTACATCTACAAAGATAAAGTTTTACAAACAAACATTAATGGAACCGGTAATGATTACTTGGTTACAACTATTACATCAGCAATGATTAGCACAATAGATTATGCTCAATCAGCAGATACATTAATTGTTGTCCAGGAGGACATGGCCCCTAAACAAATTAAAAGAGGAGCTAGTCATACTGCCTGGACTATTACAGATATTACATTTGAGTATATTCCCAAATTTGCATTTTCATTATCTACATCTAATCCAGCTGGAACAATAACTCCTTCTGCTGTAGATGGTAATATTACAATAACAGCATCTTCATCAGTTTTTTCATCTAGTAATGTTAATGATTATGTTGAGGCAGTTGATGGAATTGGTAGAGCAAGAATTACTAGGCATGTATCTGGTACATCTGTTGAGGCTATTGTTGAAATACCATTCTTTAATACATCTGCTATAGCAAATGGATCTTGGTTATTAGAAGTTGATTATGTAGATGCCTGGAGTAATACTAATGGTTATCCTAGAACAGTAACTTTCCATGAAGGAAGATTATATTTTGGTGGATCTAAATCTAGACCAAACACAATCTTTGCATCTAGAGTAGGAAGATTTTTTGATTTTAATCCAGGTGAGGCATTAGATGATGATGCTATAGAAGTTACATTAAACACAGGCCAGGTTAATGCTGTTACAGGATTATTCTCTGGTAGAGATTTACAAATATTTACTAAAGGTGGTGAATTCTTTTTACCACAATCAGATCTAGATCCAATCACACCAGGCAATGTTGTAATACAAGGTGCAACTAAAAGAGGATCTAAAGAAGGCATTAAGCCTGTGGGAGCAGAAAGTGGTACAATGTTTATACAAAGATCTGGTAAGTCATTAAGAGAATTTTTATTTAGTGATGTAGAGTTATCTTACATATCAAATAATATTTCTTTATTATCTTCTCATTTACTTGTTACTCCAACAGATCTAGCATTAAGAAAAGCAACATCTACTGATGATGGTGATTTATTATTAATTGTTAATACTGATGGATCTCTTGCAACTTATTCAATCTTGAGAGGCCAAAATGTTATAGCTCCATCTTTATCATCTACTGATGGTGAATTTATAAATGTAGCTGTAGATGTAGATACAATTTATTTTGTAATTAAAAGAACAGTTAATTCTAATACAGTTTATTATGTTGAAACTTGGAATGAT